TGGCCTGCGCAGGTTCAGGACTGCTTATATTGAAGTGCCTAAAAAGAATGGCAAGTCAACCCTGTGCAGTGGGCTTGCATTGTATCTGCTGGCGGCAGATGGTGAACCTGGGGCACAGGTTTTCTGTGCAGCTGCCAGCCGTGACCAGGCTGCTATTGTTTACCGGGAAGCCAGCAAGATGGCGCAGGGTTCACCCCTGCTGAATGATTACGTATTGGCCAGGGATTCACAGAAGCACCTGGCAATACCCAGCAGCAATTCATTCCTGAAAGCCCTAAGCGCAGAACACCACAGGCAGGAGGGGCTTAACTGGCATGGATTGATCTTTGATGAACTACATGCCCAGCCAGATCGCAGGCTGTGGGATTGCCTGCGCTATGGGGGGGCCAGCCGCAGGGAACCCCTGTTAATCTCTATAACTACGGCGGGGTTTGATAGGCATTCAATCTGCTATGAGCAGCGCAGCCAGGCTGAAAGGGTTCTGAATGGCACCACCGAGGATCTGACCTTTTTCGGGCTGATAAAGAATGCAGCAGAAGATGATGATTGGACAAAGCCAGCAACCTGGAGGAAGGCAAACCCCAGCCTGGGAGTGACCATCAGCCGGGATGATATCAAGGCAGCTTGTATAGAAGCGCAGGAAAGCCCCACCAAAGAAAATAGCTTCAAGCGCTACAGACTGAATATATGGACAGAACAGGATACCAGGTGGATGCCGTTGAAAAAGTGGGATGCCTGCGCAGGGGATCTGGCACAGCTGGAGGGGCAACCCTGTTACTGCGGCCTGGATCTGGCAAGCACAAGGGATATCGCAGCCCTGGCAATGGTGTTTCCCACCGATGAGGGGTTCAGCGTTTTATCCCGTTTCTGGATACCAAAGGAAAATGCCCTGGAGCGTGAACGGCGGGATAGGGTGCCATACTTAACCTGGGCCAAAGATGGCATTGTGACCCTGACAGATGGGGACGTTATCGATTATGATGTTATCCGAGAGAGCATCAACGAGCTGAATGAAACATACAATATTCAGGAAATAGCCATTGATAGATGGAATGCAGCCCAGATCACCACCCAGCTGCAAGGCGATGGGTTTGAGGTGGTTATGTTCGGGCAGGGATTTGCATCAATGAGCGCACCAACTAAAGAACTCGAGAGAATAGTTTACTCGAGGGAATTAAATCATGGGGGCTGCCCTGTGTTGCGGTGGATGGCCGGGCACGTGACAGTTGAACAGGATGCAGCAGGCAATCTGAAATTGTCTAAAAAGAAATCACAGGAAAAAATCGATGGCCTGGTGGCGCTTGTTATGGCACTGGGCAGAGCAAATGTTAGAACAGAACCCACCAAGAGTGTTTACAGCGCTGGTGGGCTTTCTTTTGTATAAGGTGAAAATATGGGATTCCTTGAAACCCTTTCAGGCTTTTTTAAAAAGCGCAGCATAGAAAACCCTTCAACACCCTTGAGCGCTCCAGATGATTGGTTGTTGGATCTGGCTGGCGGATCTACCAGCAGCGGCGTGAACGTTAACCCACAAACGGCGATGACCTATGCCCCTGTATATCGGGCGGTTAACCTAATCAGCCAGGACGTTGCCAAGCTGCCCCTGGTGGTTTACAGGCGCAATGGGGAAGGCAAAGACAAGGCAACCCAGCACCCGGCATACAGGGTGCTGAGATACCAGACTTCCAGCACCATGAGTGCTTTTGAGTTTAAATCAACCCTGACAGCGGATGCGCTGCTGTATGGCAGTGGTTATGCAGCCATCATACGCAACCAGGCAGGCACAGCCCAGGAGCTGATTCCGTTAACCCCTGGAGCCACCAGGGAAAACTGGAATGGCGATGTAAGAAGCTATATCACAACCATCAACAATGTTGAGGAAACCCTGCGGGCAGAAGATGTTCTGCACATACGGGCACTGTATGGCCTGGGGGTGGTGGAGCTGGCAAGGGAAAGCATCGGCCTGGGCATGGCCGCTGAATTGTATGGCAGCGTATTTTTCAAAAACAATGCCAGGCCATCTGCTGTGCTGGAACACCCAGGGCATTTAGATAATGATGCCCGGGATAACCTGCGGCGCAGCTGGCAGGCCATGCACGGGAATGTTTCCAACAGTCACAAAGTGGCTATACTCGAAGAAGGAATGCAGCTCAAACCATTTGCAAGCAGCAACAAGGATGCCGAATTCAACGAAACCCGGCAGCTGGAGGTGCGCAACATAGCATCTTGGTTTGGCATTCCACCCCATATGCTGGCCGACAACACCCGAACCAGTTACAACAGCCTGGAAAGTGAAAACCAAGCCTATTTAGACAGTTCATTAGATCCATGGTTATGCACCTGGGAAACAGAGTGCAGGGCCAAGCTGCTGACCCAGAGCCAGCAGCAGCGTGATACTCACTTTGTGGAGTTCAACAGAAATGCCCTGGTGAGGGCCAACATGGAAGCCCGGGGCAGCTATTACAATCTGGCTATTCAGGGCGGTTGGATGTCACGTGATGAAATACGGGGCAGGGAAAACCTGAACCCCATACCAGGCGAGGGCGGCAGCACGTTCATGGTGCCCCTGAACATGGGGCCAGCAGCTGCTGCGGCGGAAGATGCCCAGGGCGGGGAAGAGCTGGCAGCCCGGGAATCAGGGGAAGTGCTGCTGCATGACACCTTGCAGCGCATGGCTAAACGGGTTTGCACAGGTGCCCATCGAGCAGCCAAGAAGGGGCGCTTTAATAATTGGCTAAACCAGGGAATGGTTGATGAATCAAGGGCGGTTGTACTTGATGCGTTAACCCCTGTGCTGGATCTGTTAGAAATCAAGGGTGACAGAAGCAGCCAGATGCTGGAATTCTTCTATACCCTTAAAGATAAATATATTGGATTGATCCGGCAGGGCGGCACAGCAGAGCAGATGCCCGGGATTATGGCAGAAAACATAGAAACCATCACAGCCGGAGTGAGTGAAGAGCTTGCCAGGCGGTGGATAGAAGGGATAAAAAATGGAAGCTGAGAGAAGATACCAACCAGCAGCAGCTGATTGTGAAATCAGGCAGGATGCCAACGGTGACATTTCAGGTTATGCAGCGGTATTCTATGATGGGCAGCCTGGAGGCGGCACAGAATTTGGCCTGTGGGAAGGTGCCCGGGAACGTATAGCCCCAGGGGCATTTGCCAGGGCCATTACAGAACGGGATGATGCCCGGGCGCTGTTCAACCATGAGCCTGATAAGCTGCTGGGCCGGGTTTCAGCTGGCACCCTGCAACTGCGTGAAGATGGCAAGGGGCTGCATTACAGAATCAACCTGGGAAATACCAGCATTGCCCGGGATGTAAAAGAGATGATCAGCCGGGGTGATCTCACAGGCAGCAGCTTTTCATTCAAAGTGACCGATGAAGAATGGACCGATGAAGAGGGAACCCAGGTGCGCAACATTAAAGGGGTGCAGCTCTTTGATGTGGGCCCTGTTACGTTCCCAGCTTATGATTCAAGCACTGTGAAAAGCCGGGATCTGGCCGGGGCAAAAGAAAGCCTTTCAGACCATGAAGCCGAAAAGCAGAAAAAACTGGTGAATGACCGTTTTGACGCAATTACAGCTGAAATGTTGCAAGAAACACCAGATGAGAAGCCCACAGAGGGCGCAGAAGAGCCGCAAGCAGGGCACCCTGAGTGAATACACCTGCAAAAAGGCAGGCGCTTACATGGCAACCAGGGGCTGCACTTGACAGGAAAAACCCCAAAGCTATAATTCGGTAGTTAATCAAGAACCCCAGCCCAGGCTCAAATGCCCAGGGTGCGAATCCTTGCCAGGTCCAAACCTGGAAAAAGGGCCGCAAACTAATCACTAGTTGGCGGCTCTTTTTCGTGGGCAGCCTGGAGGAAAAACACATGAGCATTAAAGCACTTAAAGAACAGCGCTTTGAGATTTTCAAGAAGCTTGAAGAGCTGCGCAACCTGGCAAATGATTCTGAACACAAATGGAGTTCAGAAGATGAAAGCAACTGGTCTGCCTGCAATGGCGATTACGACAGAGTAAGCAGAAGCATTGATCTTACAGAGCGTACAGAGGAACTTGAAAAGCAGCTGGAAGAGAAAGCCGAAACCCGGCAGCTGTTCAGGGAAAATGCCCCAGAAAAGGTGAGGGAAATTCTGCCCAGTGAAGAGGACAGAAATGATGCGCTGCAAGGATGGGCCAGGCAGCAGCTTGGCATGGATCTGGAAGAGCGCCACCAGGTAGCCTGTCGGAAATGTAATGTTAACCCGGCAAAGGAATACTATGAAGCCAAGTTAAGCCGGGCCAACTATGACACCATCAGGCGGGAATTAAGAGCGCAAAGCACCACCGACAGTGCAGGCGGTTACACGATTCCCGAGGGCTTTGTATTCGAGCTGGAACGGGCGCTGCTGGCGTTTGGCGGTATGCGGCAGGTAAGTTCTGTTATCAGGACGGATTCTGGGAATGATTTGCCATGGCCCACGGTGAATGACACCAGCAATGCAGGTGCCATTCTTGCCGAAAACACCGAGGTGAGTGAACAGGATGTAGTCTTTGGATCTGTCACCCTGAATGCTTACAAGTACACCAGCAAGCTGGTTAGGGTTTCCGAAGAGTTGATGCAGGACAGTGCTTTCAATCTGGCACAGGTTCTGGGTTCCCTCCTGGGTGAACGTGTTGCACGTATCCTGAATACGCACTTTACTACCGGGACAGGCTCCAGCCAGCCAAATGGTGTTGTTACAGCTGCCACTTCTGCTTTTACGGCAGCCAGTGCCACAGCTATCACAGCAGCTGAAATCATTGACCTTTTCCATGGTGTTGATCCGGCCTATAGGGACTCTGATTCATCGGTGTTTATGATGAATGATTCGAGTGTTGCAGCTGTGCGCAAGCTCGTTGATTCAGATGGGCAGTTCCTGTGGCAATCAGGAATGCAGGCTGGCATCCCAGATCGGCTCTATGGCCGGGCTGTGGTTATCAACCAGGACTGCGCTGACATTGCCACCGGAACTAAGCCAATTCTCTTTGGGCAGTTCAACCTGTACAAGATCAGGGACGTGGCATCTCTCAGGCTGCGCAGGCTGGTTGAAAGGTATGCTGATTATGATCAGCAGGGCTTTGTTGCGTTCAGCCGCCATGATGGTGATTTGCTGAATGCAGGTACTAACCCCATCAAATTCATCACTATGGCCTAATCCATGAAGATTAAATTACTTTGTGGAAGAGCAGGGCCAACACTGTGCCAAAAAGCCGGAGATATTATCGACGTTTCCGGCGATGAGGGGAAAAGACTCATCGCATCTGGTGCTGGTGTAGCAGTTAAGGGGGGCAGCGCTAAGGGCGCTGCCCCTACTTCTAAACCCAAGAAGAAGGCCGAGTAATGAAAATTGAAATGCTGGTGAATTGGCGCACTGAGGAAACCATCCATTGTGTTGGCGATGTCATCGACGTTTCAAAGGCAGTAGGGCAGCGCTTGGTGGAGATAGGCCAGGCGCTGCCAGCTTCCGGCAAAAAGGAAGCGGCAGCCGTGAAACCCGACACCGAAAACGCAGCAGAACCTGGACCGGAAAAGAGGTAATTCATGGGCCTGGCACTGGTAACAGCACCCACAGAAGAACCCTTAACCCTGGCAGAGCTGAAAACGCATCTGCGGGTGGATACCACCGATGATGACACCTATATCACTGGCCTGGGGCAGAGTGCCCGGGAATGGTGCGAGGGGTTTTGTAATAGGCAGTTTGTAACAGCCACCTGGGACTGGTCTATAGATCGGTTTCAAAATGAGCTGCTGCTGCCAAAGCCCGAGCTGGAATCTGTGGGCTCTGTTAAATACATTGATTCAGATGGTGCCACCCAGACTGTGGCAGCCGCCACCTATGATGTGGATATTGACCAGCAGCCAGGCCGGGTGCGCTTGGCCTATGGCAAGAGTTGGCCGGATGATCGGAGAGCCACCCCTAACTGCGTGACAATCAGGTTTGATGCAGGCTATGGCGGGGCCAGCGCTGTGCCTGAAACCATCAAGGCAGCCATGAAACTGCTGGTGGGCCATCTGTATGAACACCGGGAAGCTGTGACCCTGGGCCACCTGTCCAGATCCTTGCAGTATGGCCTGGAAAGACTGCTTTACCCATACAAGATGCCGGAGGTGTAAATTGCTTGCAGGGCGTTTGCGGCACCGGGTGGAATTCCAGAATGAAAGCCTGTCAAGCGATGGGCAGGGTGGTTCAACACGTACCTGGGCAACCAGGGCAACAGTGAGTGCATCCATCAAGCCCCTGCGGGCAGAAGAACGGTTTTACAATGAACAGCTGCAACACAATGGCACCCACAGCCTGCTAATCAGATACAGATCAGATATTGAAGCCACAGACCGGGTGAAGTATGGCAGCCGCTATTTCCAGATCGTTGGAATTATCAACACCAACGAGCTGAACAAGCAGCTGGTGATTACCTGCAAAGAGCTGGACCTATGAAATTTAATCTACAGATCAGCAAGAACAGCCAGCAGGTGGTTTTTAAGCGCCTATTGTTGATGTCTGGGGAAATACAGCGGCAGGTGGCGGAAGAGGTGGACAAGGCCACCAAGGCCATCAGGACAGAAGCCAGGGCCAGGGCACCCAGGGACACAGGCAGGCTATTCAGATCCATTAGCATTAAGAAATTCAACGATGGTTTAACAGGGGTGGTATACACCAGAACCAGCCGGGCAGGGTCCAGCTCAGGTGTAGGGTATGCGCACCTGGTTGAATTTGGCAGCGGCGCTTTCTATTCGCCACCCAAGGGGGTGGGGAAGCGGGGCGGCGGTGGGCCCTACACACCAGCCAGCCGGGGCATGTTAGGGGCCTGGAGTGAGAGAAAAAACCTGCCAGCATTCCCAGTTGCCCGGGGGATTGGTATGCGTGGCGGGGTTAAGGGCAGGCCGTTTCTTTTCCCAGCATTTGAGGGTGAGAAAAAGAGCTTTCAGCGTGGCCTGCGCAGGGCTATCTGGAATAGGGGCGTTTTAAGGTTTGCAAGGCGCAGGGCGGCATGAGCGAAAGACTCCCACTAAATTCATTACAGAAAGGCATCTATGGGCGCTTAACAGATGGGGGCGTTGGTATATCGACAACGGTATATGATGAGGTGCCAGAAGGCACTGCGCTGCCATATGTTGAGATCGGCAGCTGTTCAGTTGCACTGGATCTGGAAAAGATCAGCGAGGCCACCACCACCCTACATGCATTCAGTGACAGTGCAGGCAATAAAGCCTGCAACGATATACTTGAAGCCAGCATTGAGAGCCTGACGGGTTCAGCTCTAACATTAGATGAAAGTTTTACCCAGGCGCTGTGCCGCTTGGAAATGGCAGAGATTTTTAAGGAATACCATGCAGATGGCAAACTAGTCAGGCATGGGGTTTTACGTTTACGTTGGATTCTTTCCGACGATGGTTAATAAGGAGTAAAGAACATGGCAGTAGAAACAGGGCTTTCCTGGCTATTTTATGTAGATACAGCAGATGATCCGTCCAGCCCAACCTGGGC